TATGATAGTCGCCAATACCCCTGAAATAATCGCTCCAACCAATGTTATTGCAATTTGTTCTTTTGACATAAAAAAGTCCTCCCACATACATTTTCTTTCATCATACTACAAAACGCCCCGTATTTCTACAGGACGTTTGCAAAAAATGTATGTAGTTTGGATAGCTTCTCTTGAAGCCAATCGGAACACCAGGACTCGAACCTGCGGCTCGGATGAACGGCTCATGCTCCCTCCCGATCGGGGAGGTGTTCCGTGGATTGGCTGCAACTAAGCGTCCAGCCAGGGTCCTAACCCTGTTTTCGAACAGTGTCTTTCACCTTAACCGCCATTTTCTCTTCCACTGTGGAAAACAGTAAATAACAGCCGCTTACCTGCTAAGCAGTAACAGTACCTTTGGCCATCGGTATGGTACTAACCGAATCAACCGCCAGGCTGTGACACCTGGCAGTCGTTCATACCTTATGGGTGGGGGTATTTCATCATCGGAAGTCTTTCCTTCTGAGCTCAGTGTACATACTACCATAGCCGAAGCGGACATGACCGGACATTTTGAAAATTTTATAATATTTTTTCAAGATATCGGTCATGACGCTTTCTGCAGCTGTCTTCTGTATATTTCCGTTTTGGAAACCGGCTGTTCATATTTGCTGCTACCGCCACCCATGTCATGTCATCCAGGTAATAAAAACGAAACATCATTCTCAGATCGCTTTGTGGGATTTCCCGGATAAAATCATCTACTGCATTCAGTGCGTCCTGCAGTTCATCTTCCAGTATGTGAAGCTTTGTTACCCGCTTTTTGATCATACCCTTCACCTGATCAACTTCTGGAAAAGGGTAGCCGGTTATCTTGATCGGACCGATGGTGCCATCCTTTCTGGTTCCCTTCACGGTATCAGAAACCACACCCTCATTCTCGATCTTGACCAGCCTGCGCCTGTCCCGGTCTATGCGGTTATGTAGGTCTTTGATTTCTTCCTTTAGCTCCACATACTGCTCCAGCACCGTCTTGTCCACCTCTGTCACCTCCCACAAGCTGCTCATATTTATGTATCTGCTTTATGATTGCCGGTTCTGATCTGGCATCCTCCATGAGCTTCCTTGCCTTATCCGGGTTCATGTTTAATTCCCTGGCAACCTGCAGCACTCTCTTTTCATCAATCATCTGGCACCTCCACTTCTGGCCACAGCATCGGTACGTTCAAATTGCGAAAATATCCTCTGCATACCTGCCGTATCGCACAGTTAAATACGCAGTCGTGAATGTCATTGTTTTTACAGTAAATTCTAATCGTGTTCACCGCCTCAGTGGCTTTCCGGTCCGTTGCCTTTCCCTGCTTGGTCTCTGTCATCTTTTTCACCTCTATCCTTGTTT